ACACTTAATAAGTGTGCTTTTGTACAATCTTGTGTTTTTCTTGGCATCTTAAAATAAGGTTAGTTGGTTTTTATTTGGTTCTAAACTTTCTATTTCTTTTCTTACATTTTCCAGATAATAACTATAATTAATATTATAATCTTCAAAATCTTTGTTTACATAATTTATAAATGTAGTCTGCATCCATTTGCCAGATTCAACTTGAATCTCTCTTCCATCAAGTAAATTGGTTTTAACAATCTTGGAACCTGATTTAGAAATATAATACCTAATAGTATGTTGTAATGGTTCTTTCTTATAAGTACCTTCATCAACATTATGTTCATAAAACTTCCAATCTCCTTTAATCTTTACACCACCACAATAATCAAATATGTTTGTGTTGTTCTTAAAGAATTCTTCAGGCTTTATATCATGTACAAAATAATGATAGATAGCTTTAGGAATAATAAGAAAGCTTTTGTTTTTATGTAGGGCCAGATTATTAAATTCAAATCTACCTTTGGCTTTTACACTTGAATAATAAAATTTACCATCTTTTTCCTGGAACATATCATACAGAGAGCTTTGTAACAAGTCTCTATACTTATCTTCTTTTACCTCAGATAACTCAGTAGTTGCAATATAATTATTAACATCTCCTAGAACAATCTTATCATATGTACCATGTTCAAGTTCTAACATAGTTAGCTTTTCCCATCTCTCACATATTTCTAAATACTTATCTACATACTTTCTAGGAATGATAGTTTCTAAACCATCTGTATTTTGCATCAATGGAATACATCCGGGGATTTCTTCACATATCATCTCATACAACATAATTAGACTTAACTGACCATTAATAGTTATCCTCATAGTAAATTCAGGATCATATAGGAAACTATTCTCATCATTACTTAAACCATAAGTAGAATTCAGAATAATCTTATATACATAATTCTTAGGATCCTTCTTAGGTATCTTCTTTCTTTCTTCAAAGAACCACTCATACAATTCAGAAAAGTCTTCTTTAGGTAAATGTGCGGGAGACCATTTATTTCTAATAGCAAGATTAGGATAAAAACTTACAACATCTGAGGACATTATAACATTATCAGCATCTGATTTATACACTTTACTACTTCTAGCACCATGCACACCACCAAGACCAAAATCTGTTTTTACTCCTTTATACTGTACAGAATATTTAAATCCTCCTTTTGTTTCACCTGGAAAGATAACAACATCATTAAATTTATCAAGTAAATTTTGAAATGTGGCTGTAGAAAATTTAATATAAGGTAGAATGATATCCTTAACTACAATTTTAGGTCTGTGGGTTCTCATCTGCCTTAACTCATACTTCTTTATACCAGTTTGCTTACTCAAGAAATGCAAGAATAACTCTTTAGATATTCTAGGCTCAGAAGCACTAAACAAATCTATATTATATTCTTCAGTTAAATTCTTTCTTAATTCTATTTGGCTTTTGCTCAAATACATGATTGCTTTAGTAGAAAGCACATCATTAATACAATAATCTATAACTTGATCTATTTCTGCTTTAATCTTAATCTCTGTACTATGATGGATAGGCATATCTTTTATGTTTTTCCAATCCATACTATACTGAATCCACTTCAAAGAACTTCTCTTAGCTGGATTATCCCAATGATTCAATTTAAATACATCAACCTGTTTTATCTGAAGATCTCTTGGACTAAACTCAAGAAATTCATCTTCATTTTGTTTTCTAATAATAGTTTGGGCTTTATCATAAGCAAATCTTGCAATATATTCTCCATCCTGGTGTAATAAATCATCTTTACTCCTTAGAAAATACTCAGTGATTTGACTATCAAATCCTAAACCATTAAAACTTACATGCCATTCATTAAGAGATATGTTTCTCTCTAGAAATGCTATAAACTCTACAATATCATTTTGTGTTTTATGACAAACAAATATCTTTCTCTCAGCCTCTTCTTTTTTAATACTTTCAAATACTGCTATGAAACAATTACCAAGAGTTTCATAATCCATTACCCAATGTGTTTTCATACTAATTTATTCAGTTAAGCTGTTTCCCCGTATTAGTTAATAAAAAACCCCAGGGTAACTAAATACCCTGAGGTATTTAATCTTACATAAATTTACTATAGTCAAAAGTCTCTACATTTGTAGCAAATATGTGCAACAAATCTTTAATAGCAACTTTATCTTCTATATAAAATTCTTGGAACACTTCAATCTTGTGTCTTTCTTCTCTGAAGGTTCTGCCATTTGGTCTAACATGTTTAACTGCAATAGTATCACCATTGTCATCTATTTTAGGTAACATGTGCAAACTTTGTTTACTTATCTTAGAAATGATTACAAGAACCTTAGTATCAGGATCCATAATACATTCTACATAAGGACAAGATTCTGTTAAAGGAATCAATCTAAAAGTTTGTTTGTCATTCCAAGTTGCTTGAACTAACATCATTGATTTTTCACTCATAATAAATTAGGTTTTAGTTTATAAATTTAGTTTACTTTTTTCAATATTTTCAAAATCTGCAACAGCCATTGTAAAGTTTTCACTTTCCATATCTGGTTTACTGCAAAGTTCTCCAACAGATTTTAATATTTCAATATCTACTTGTAATAATTCTGCATATTCTCCAAAATGTTTTTCAGGAAACAAATATGTAGACATATAAGCATAATTACCACTGTATTTATCAAAAAAGTTTAATATTTTTTGTTTCAGATTCATATCAATTTTGCTATACTTTCCTTCTAGAAAGTTATACCAATCAGTTCCCATATCAGAAAAATTAAATATAAACACACTAGTTTCACTATTTATCTTGATATACTCAGTAAGTCTTGTATGTCTTAAGAGAGTGTTCTTCTCAAAATACAAATACTCATTATCCTTTCTAACATTATAAACACAAACTAGTTTCATATCCTCAGGAGCATAGTGGTCTTCCCATGAAACATAAGTTTCTGTTGGGACTACACTAGTTCCTCGTTTTATTCCAAGGAGCGGATAGATAAATACCTTGGACTTTTGGAAATACTTCCTGTACACTGAATTTAAAGCCATAACTTTTTTATAATTTTACATTACCAATAGCTAGTTCATAAGGTAAGTCATATCTTTTATTCTCATAGTGCCATTTTACTTTGGTCACTAGTTCTTTAAAATCAAACTTCCATTTCTCTAGCGTTTCCACACTAACTTGGAAAGGATAAACTTGGTTGTACTTATCAATTACTATATAAGTAACTTGAAATTTCCACTCATCTTTATCTTCTCTTCCTTTCAGATATTTGTCAGTAGCTAGTAAAACATAGATAACTCCTTGGAGCCAATATCTATAATATTCTACAGTTTCTGGAAAATCCTGAATGGATTTGTTTGTTGTTTTAAGGTCATTTATAAAAATAATTTTTGCTTGAGTATCAATAATGATATTATCAAGAACACCATGGAAACCAAAAGGCAGTTGAGAATGATCTACTTTTAGAAACATCTCATTGTGTATTTCTAAATGGTCATCAGTAGCAGATTTATCTAGCTGTAGTAAAGCTCTAACATCTTTGTTAGCTCTTAATACTTGAACTTGAGCTCTACAATTTTCTAGAGTGGGTTGATCTACTACAGTCTTATCTAAGCTAGCTTTTAGGAATTCAAAGTACTCTTTGTTCTCATCAGTAATAATCTTTTCTAATCTTTGTTGATCAGTTTTGAGAGTCTGGTATAAGTTAGCAGTAAGTAGATGTGTGAGTATATCTTGTGAGTAGTCTTCCAAAGATAAGGAATTATTTCCTAAACTCATATGGAATTTAAAGATAGAATCAATAATTTTTTTCTGACTATCAGTAGGCAGTTTACCCGGTAAGGATAAAAAGTTATCATCATATTTCTCTTCCTCAAATAAGAGACAATGCAGAACGCGCCCTGCAACTAGGTGCGCGTCTGTACTATCTTCTCTTTGGTTCAAAACATAATGATTGTAAAACATTACAGGAGAATACAATAACTTATTGATTCCACTATAACTAAAGTAAAACTTCTTTTTGTAAAATTGTTCTAACTCTTCATTAGAACCAATCAATGTCTGAATCATTTGTTGTTATGTTGGTTTGATTAGTAAATACTTCTGTTTCCGGTGTTATTACCTCTTCTTCAGATTCCTGTATCTCTACACTTTCTATACTAGCAACTAATTCATCATCTGAAGTTTCAAAATTGTCTTCAGCTGCAAATTCTGATACTGGTTCTTCAATTACTTCTGGTTCTTGAGCTATTACCTCTTCTATATGTTCAATTACATTAACAACAGGTGTAAAATCAACTGCTGTTTCATACATATAGTTAGTATTTAATATACCTAGTAGTTCAGGATTAACAGTAACTGTTTTTACTTGAAACACACTTGTTGTATTTCTACCAATAACCTCTTCATTATACTTATCAAGAAGAACATTTAACATATCTGTTGTAAGTACATTTCTAGTCTTAAGTCTTTCTACTATATAATCAAGATCAATTCTATCATAGTGAAAACTTTTAATATTAAAATAAGTAACTAAAGATTTAAAGTTTACATGGTTCTTAGTTGATTGATTACACATTACATTTTGGAATTCTTTAAATAAAATACCTAAATACAACATGCTTTCTTTATACTTTGAATTAGCCATTATCTCCATAGCTAATACATGATTATCAGTATCAGAACTTTTAAATAAGTTAGACAGCTGGTCAAAAGTAGTAGCATCAATAACAACTGCATCATCACCGTTAAGTATATCTAGTAAATGTACTTCATCAGTAATTGTTTTACCTTTTATCTCATCAAATAAATTAACATATTCTTTATCAAGCATATATACTCTTTGACTATTTACAGTTTCATCATCATGAATAATAGTTAAATTTGAAAAGTTTGGTAAATCTTCATCAGTCAAATCTGCTCTGGTACTATGTTCACAGATAACATATTCTTCAGTATAGAATTCTAAAGCTTGCCTCACATTTTCTACATGTTGCTCATCCATATAAGATTTATATTCTTCTACATATTCTTTAAAATAACTTGTTGGTATTTTATAATACCAATTTCTTGTAGTTACTTTATTTATAGTATTCTTACTTGCAAAAATATGGGTTGCATTTTCAGGATCTCTTGTAACTTTAATTCCATAGTTTGTAGCTAAATCTTTTAGTTTTATTCTAGGAATGTTTACATCTGGTAAGAAATAGAATCTATCACCTTTTTGAGGTACATAAGGTGTATTATCTAAACTAAATAAATCATTTTCAAAAGATCCAGCAAATGGATTAATATGTATATCAATACTCTGAAGTGAATTATTATTCCATCTTAATGTTGTATTAATTTTTAATAGCATTTTCATATTAGTTTTAATTAATAAAAAATAGAGGAGGAATTACCCTCCTCTATATTTGATTTGTAACTTAATTATTGTTTTTAAACAGGGGACTGATTTACCATTAATTACTTAACAGCCATCTTCACCACATTCTGATTCATCATCAATGGTGCAAACTTAACCTTGTTACCATTAACTATCTCTTTAATCATATAATATCTAAGATCATCAGTGAATGCATCACAATCAGTAGTTAACTTTATAATTCTCTGAATCATTGGTGCAGGAATAGCTTTCTTCTCTGCAAATACAAGAGAATAATTTATCAACCTAGTTGCAATTATACTTGAGATATCAGCACGGAAGTCATTATCTTTTCCTACAGCAGAAGACAATGCTCCCATTACATATGCTTCATCTTTGGTTAAGGTATCTTCTGGAGAAATAATCCTATCTAGTTTATTATTAATAAACATAGTAAACATTGCTGCAAAATCAGAACCAACAGAACCTTCACCAATCATTTGGATAATAGGTAAGTTATCTTCAAACTTTGGTATAGAGCTAATACCATTAAAGAATGTAGTTATAGCTCTTGGATTAATTCTTTGAGTAACTAATTCAGGATGCATTAACATAAAATTTATACATCTACCATCAATGTTTGCAAGCTCTGCCCATTTAGCCCATACATTTATATCAAATTTTAATTCTGTAGATATAAATCTAGTCTTTTGAGCAACATCTAAGCTAGTTACATTATAATCTCCATTATCTGGATTAGTAGTTAAGATTACATGCCAGTTTTTTGGTAATTTCCATGAAACATACTCTTGTCTGTCAAGAATCTCCATAGTTGCTTGCATAAAGCGGTGCATTATTGTTAACTCATAGGCTCTTTATCCTATGATTCTGTAGTTTCTTTTAGATTATATCTACAGGTCAGACTATATCATCACATATTCCTATGTGTCATGCGCTCTTGGTATTTTACTGCCTGTTCTAGGCTCCATATACTAGTCGTTGCACCTTCCTTACATCCCTATAAGGCTTGGCTCAGGATTGTCCATCTCTGGAGTTTCCCTGAATTCACATGATTTATTGCGGACCACCCGCTTTATGCTTTTTTCCATCTATAACCACCAGCAGTTAAGTCTTTAGATATTGCTCTATTAATATTAGAGATACCAAGTTTCTTATTTGCTTGAGTTATAGACTCCCATCTTTTGATAAAAATATTATCATTAGTATATTGTACTACTGGTTCCAACTTATATTTTGTATCTCTAGAAAAAACTAGATCAACTTTATTATAAGCCCAAACATAACCTCCGGCAGAAGTTTGTTTTCCATCACATACTGCTTTTATACTATTAACACTTTTGGCATTAATAGATTTAACAGCAGCCGTAAGAGATTCAAAACTTTCTAAATACTCACCTTTATCAAGTGAATACTTATGTACTGCTTTAAGATTATGAGGTTTTAGACCATTTGCATAAGCTTTTTTCTTAGCTACACTTATCCTTTGTTTACATACATCATCTCTAACTAAAGTTTGAGGATCTAATATGTGATTTATATAAGGATTAATTGTACTAATGTAGTAAGCTTCTCTTTCTATTAAAATATCATCAGAACATTCTTCTATAACAGTAAAATAAATTTCTTCTTTACTATACTTATTATATAAGTTTTGCATTGTTCTGTTATGATGTTTTAGATTTTCAAGAGACCACAAATGGTGTTTTAACCTATGACCAATATTACAAGAGCTACCAATGTACTCTTTATCATTAATTTTAATTTTGTAGATTCCTATACTCTTTAATGCTGTCTTAAGAGTTTGTGTATTTAATTTTTCCATATCACAAAGATAATTAAATTATTCACACTAACACTAGTAGACTGCATATTTTGTTAATCCGCACGAGTATAGTCATCTAATATAAGAAAGCCACCTTCTCCCTTACCTTGAATCCACTCAGGAGCAGCATGCGCCATTCTCTTATCTATAACTTTATAACCTTTTGCACTAGCTGCACTTATCTGAGCTTCATTAATCCAAGTTGTTTTACCTTCTGCATTCTGGATCTGAAATTCTTTAACAGGAAAACCAACCAAGTCACCTAATTCTTCTAATTGAGACAAGTTAAGTTTAACAACTTGCATATTAAGTTCTTTACCTAACTGCATAATTGCTGAAGTTTTACCCAAACCAGCATCACCTTCAATATTTATAGCCACAGGAACTTTACCTTCAGACTGAATATGTTGGTTATTCTTAACCATGTGTTTAATAAAACTTTTTAACTCTTCTACATTTAATTTAACTTGACTCATCTTCTTTAATTTTTAATATTTTATAACTCTAATTTAATAATTCTACCCGGTAAACTATCATTCATGTGAGATCTTTCTGAAAGAACCCAAAGTACATTTCCTTTAGGAACAACCTCAGTTGTACATTCACCGTCAGTGAAATAAACTAAACTAGTATATTTCCTTAAGTTACCATTATAATACTCTAAGACAGGATCAAATTCAGTTCCTCCTCTACCTTTTATATCTATCTCATGTTTACCTCTATAAGGTTCAACACTATTAATTTTTGTATCACATTGAATTACTGTGATATCAACACCTGCTTTATAGATATGATGTATCTCATTCATAAATTCTGCTAATTCAGCATCACATACAGAACCTGATGTATCTATACCTAACAACATATGTTGTCTCATTTTAATCTTTAAACCAGGATTATCAGAAAATCTTTTATTCTCTTTTCTCCTTATTTTCTTAGTATATATCTTTGTACTTACACCTGTAAATCTTCTGATATAACCTCTCCAATCAAACTTAGCTACTTTAATTTCTTCAATAACAATAACACTTTGAATTTCTCCTGGAACATTACCTCTTTTCTTTATAGTTTGTTCCTGAGCATCATTAAGTACTTTTTGTAATTGCTTTTCTATTAGCTTTTGCTCAGCTTCACTTAAATTTTCAAATTCTTCCCATGTAGGATGTTCAGCACCAGTGTTCATTTCATTATCCATCTGATCACATAATTGATCAAACATCTCTGAACCACTAGTTCCATCTTTGTCTTTTTTATCTTTAGCTTCTTTCAATTTATCATAATAATATCTTGAACCAGCTTTAAGATCTAAGTCTAACTCATCATAATCTTCAATCATAATACCACGAGACGGGATCTTACTATTAATAAGCTCCAACTCTTCAGTAGATGCACCAGCTTCTTTTGCTGTTTTATATTCATTGATTACAGCTTCTTTAAGAGCTTTATACTCTTCAGTGGATAGTTCTCCACCAGGAAGCCAAGATGTATCAATATATTGATTAATTTCCATGTCCATAGCAATGTTGGCCAATCTCTTATCACTAAACTTAAAATAAGTAGTGAGATGACCAAATGCAATGTGTAATAACTCATGTTTTAACAGACCAAGTCTATGTTGTTCACTAAGACCTATCCAAAAATCATCATTTATAGTTAACTGATAATTTATTCCATTTTTACTAACACCTGCAGTAGGGACTCTTTTCATGTCCCATACTTTATTTAACATAATAAGAAAGAAACCATAATAAGGTTCTTTCAACATTAAGTCTTTACTTGTTCTACTTAAACTATCTACTTTATCCATTAATTTTTAAATTTTATACTTATATCAAATTTATCAGTAGGATATCCTAAATCATTTAAATAACCTATCATATCTCTAATGAACAATTCCATGAATAATTCCATACAGTCATTAGTAGCTTTAACATTTTTTAGTAATGTTAAGCACTTAGGACTTGTTAATGGACCTGCCTCAAGTATTATATCTTTAATTTTTTTCCAGATTGAAGAACAATTAGTTTCCCAATCTTCATTTTTCATCTTAGAATATCTATACAACAAAATCAGATTACCTTTATACTTTTCTACATCAGAATTATTAATCAGTTGATATGCTAAATACTTATTATCAGTATCAGAAGATAATAACATATTTAGAATATTCTCTGTTTCTTTTTTATCATAAACCATTTTCATATTCTTGATATTACTAAATAATTTGCATATGCATCTTCATATGTCATAGCCCAGATTCTGTAGCCATCAATTATAAACAGTTGTTTTTCCATCAGTCTTCTATTTTAAAAGTTTTAATCATAATTTCTTTGTCAGTTTTAAATAATTCTACAGCTTTTAAAAATCCAGCTTCATAACCTTCTTTAACTTCTTCATATCTCTCATATTTAGAAATATGATCTCCTTTTTCCATTTTATGTTTTGAGGTGGCATATTCATCTGCTAATCCCCAATAATTAATTTCTTTTTCCATTAGTCTTCAATTTTTAAAGTTTTAATCATCCATTCCTTAGGTGTATTTATATTATCTACCCATTCTTTTGCACTTGGGATATAATTATTACAATCCTCTTTTACATGTTGTTCTCCAACATATCTTGTATATACAGTTTTACCATCTGAGTTGACAAAAGACATCCCAAATATCTTTTCACATTCAAATATACCTTCACTATGATGTCTAAACATTCTATGTTTACTATGACCAATCCATTTTTTAGTTTCATCAAACCAATTATGAATTGCAATGTAATCACTCCATTCTCCACCCCATTTTTTTACTGAGGATTTACAATGTTCTAGAGGATGTGCCATTTTTTAATTTTTTAATTAAATTTTTTAAAACAATTAGTCTTTGTTTTTCTTCAAGAATCATAACACCTTTTGCATCTAGTTGTTCAAACAACCATTTAAATGCCTGCTGGTATAAAGGTGCTGAACAATTAATACAATAACTTTGTATGTCTGTATTATGATAATTTACTGAATAGTAAAAGCTACCATTCAAATCATATTTACCAAAACATGGTTCATTAAAACCTAGTTTTTTAAGCTTTAAAGCTTGTTTGTAGGGTACAAATTCTTTTTCCATATTATTTGTTTTTAATAAGTTCTATTAATTTATCTAAACAAGCTAATTCTGCTTCTTCATATGTTTTAACTATACCTGATACTTTAGCT